GGAGGCGGACGCCGGACTTCGATCGCTTCTCGGTCCGGTTCGTCTTCGTCGTCCACGATCGCCGGAGCGTTCCGGTTCGGACGTGCGGCGGCTGTCCCGGCTTGCTCGGATTCGTTCGACCGTCTCCTCGGTTCAGCGTCTTCTTGAGGAGCGACTGCGTTCCGGTCGCGACGTCGTTCACGAGATCAATCGTCTCCTTCCGGTACGCCTTCGTGACGACGCTCGCCTTGAAGTTCGAGGAGATCTTCGCGCGGATGTTCACTGAATGACCTCCTCGACGTCGACGATCGTATAGCAGAGGTGATCGCTCGCCTCCCTCTCGTCGGGTACGCGAACCGATCGGATCTCCCACTCCGCGCCGCCGTAGTCGACGCGGTCCTCGATGTTGATCCTGCCGTCCTGATCGTGAAGGAGGTACATAGTCGCGGTTCGCTGTCGTCCCTCGCGTCCCGCCGTCGTAGCGTCCGACCCTCCGCTGATCTGCACCATCGCGTTATAGACGCCGACGACGCTCGTCCACGTTTCGACCGGAGAGCCGACCGCGTCGTTCGCAACGGTTCGACTCTTCACCGTGATCGTCTTCCCGTGCTTCGCGATCAGGCTGTCGATGCTCATCGGATCTCCCGGTACGCTTGGAGTTTCTCCCATCGTGCGGAGAGGAGTTCCGCGACCGCGATCCGGCTGTAGTTGTAGTCGCCGAGCGACTCGGATCCGACCGTTCGATCCTGCTTCCGCTCTCGGTAGAGGTCGGCGGCGATCTCGATCGTCGTGAGTTCGAGATCGTCGGGGATCGTCGCGAACCCGGCGTCGTACTCGACGAAGACCGGGTGGAACCCGCGAGGGAACCGGTGCATCTCGTAGCCGTCCGGCGACGAGTAGGGGAAGCGATCCGTGATCAGATGAACCTCGCCGGTCTGGAAGTCGACCCGGAACTCCGACGCCGTCGTTCCCGGATACGGGATGATCGGATCCGCGTCGATGACGCTGAGACCGGAGAACCGATAGACGCTTCGCGAGTAGGCGTTCGCGAGAAGCGTCGCGGACCAGCCGGAGACGCTCGTGTTGATATAGGAGACGACGAGAGCCGTCGTCGGGTAGGTCGCGAGCGAGATCGTCGAGGTCGTCGTCGTTCCGTCGCTCGCAACCTTGCGAAGCCGGATCTCTTCTCCGTCGTTCGCTACCGTAGCGAGGACGTCGGTCGATCCGGTGTCGCTGGTGATCTTCATCGCCGACCGCGAACCGTAGGAGATCGCGTTGATCGAAACGATCGGCGTGTTCTTGACGGTCAGCGTCGACTCGCCGTTCGGCTCGCTCCACTCGTAGTAGGTTCGCGACTTGAACTTCCGGTCGCAGTATCTTTCGACGACGTCGGTCGCTCGGTCGATAGCCGATTCGAGAACCGCGTCGTCGGTAGACGAGGTGATCCCGATCCAGTCCTTCAGGTTCGAGAGCGAGGTGAGAGCGTAGGTTCCGACGGCCATGTCGCCTCCAGATATCCCTCCTCCCGACTGACCGCCGCCCGAAGGCGACGGCCAGCCGAAAGAAAGGAGGAAGAAAGAGATCCGATCAGATCTTCATGCCGACGATGGGACCGGCGTTGCTGCCGTCGCCCGCATCGTGGACCTGAATCGCGATCCGCTCCGTACCACGGACCGCGATCTCGTCCTGCTTGAACGCATCGAGACCGGAGTCGCTGAGAGCGATCTCGGTCGCGCGGCGATCGCCGAACTTGGTCGCGAGACTCAGGTCGCCGAAGTAGGCGATGATATCGTTCGCGGTGTACGACGACGGCATGACCTGAGTGAACTCGACCGGGTATCCGAGGATCGTCGGCTGACCACCGGCGCGGTACTCGGTTCCCGAGAAGCCGTTCGCCGCAACGAAGAGCCGCTCGAAGATCGCGTGGAACACCGACTTGTGCATATAGAACTTGCAGTTCGGGGTGTCCGCGTACTGCGGGAGGAGAGCCATCAGATCCGTGACGTCGGAGTTCGTCACGTCGCTGAAGCCGGTAGTGGCTGCGACGTCGTGAGTTCCGGCGGCACCGAGCGACGAGGCAAGACCGGTGAACGGCGAGCCGGTCCCGGTGAATCCCTGCGAGTCTTCGCTGTTCGCGAACGCGTAGGCGATTTCACCGGCGAGATCGTCGGCGATGTTCACGAACGCGTCTTCCTGAAGTTCGGAGGAGACGGTCGTGAGGATCATCGCCTTCTTCGCGGTCATGGTGACCTGAGCGAAGGTCTGAGTCGACTCGGTTCCTGCGGTCGCTTCGCCCGGATAGTAGACCGAGAGAGTCCCGGTCCGCTTCGGGAGGTAGTGAACCTCGGTCGTCATCGGAACGATCTTCGAGTTGCGACGGAAGACGCCGAACTCTTCGCGGAGGTTGATGAGTTCGGTCTCGAACTCATCGGGGACGAGGAATCCGCCAGCCGAGTTCGTTCCCTCGACGTGCGCCTTCGAGACGATGCCGTGACGGTCGCAGAAGTCGAGCGACTTCCGGCTTCCCATCTGAGCGCGGCACCAGTGGCCGAAGTTCATCGCCTTGTGGACGGCTTCGCCGTTCGAGTCGTCCTTGAAGTGACGCAGTCGACCGTAGGTCTTCGGACGGATGATCGCCGGAGCGGACGCCTTCGCGGTAGTCGCGAGACCCTTCCGGAAGGTCGGACGGAACGCCTTCGGAGCGACCGCCTTCTCCTCTTCCTCGTCCTCTTCGACCGCCTTCTCCTCTTCCTCGTCCGCCATCTCGGCGGCCTTCGGAGCGAGGATCACTTCGAGGTCTTCGGCCTTGACCGGAGTTCCCTCTTCGTCGGTCACCATGACCTTATCGAGATACAGAGCCTTCGCCTGACCGAACCGGGACTCGCCGACCTGATCGGCGAGCGTCTGGAGTTCGGTCTTCAACGCGGTGAGTGTCACCTGTCGCATGTTGATTTCCTTGAACGTGGTTTCGTGATTGCTCGACGTTCCCGCTATCCACCGCCCGGTCCGGCCCTGTCGGCCACCCGTCCCGATCGACGCATCGCGTCGCTGTTCATAGAGTCGAAAGTCGGTCGATATATCCTCGCTTCGGAACCTCGATCTCGATCGAGTGAGAAGGAGCCTCGAAGGAGAGCCATCGCTCGGCGGCTGCTCGGTCGACCGCACCCTTCCGAACGGCGGAGACGAGAGCCTCGCCGTTCGCCGGGAGCGGAGCGACGGAGACCTCCAGCAGTTTCCACTTCGAGAAGACGTTTCGGACGTCCTCGCCGTAGTCTTCGCGGTCCTTCTGGCTCGCCTTCCGAACGCCGCCCGGAGCGGGGACGAAGCCGACCGAGATACCCTTGACGATTCCCTGCTCGACGAGCGACTCGACGAACTCAGGGAAGTAGGATCCCTCGAAGTCGGGCGGTCGCTTCGCGAACTCGATCGTCGCGTCGACCTTTCCCTTCCCTCGTCGAAGTTCGGTCACGCGTCCGATCGGCTGCGCGTAGTCGTGGTTGTAGAAGACGACCGGGTTCGCGTCGAACTCCGTCGCGTCCATCCCTTGCGCGACGAGGACTTCGCCGTCGCGGTCGATCGTCTCGGTCGAGATCGTCGCGTCGATGGAGGGACCAGCCTTCGAGATCGAGGCGTTGAGAGTCTTTCGTTGCATCAGATTCCTTCGATTACGGGAATGAAGTCGCATCGGCAATTCGGGTGGACGATCCCCGGACTGTCGAACTTCGGCGTGAGCGTTCCACCCTTCGCTCCGACGATCGTCTCGCCTCCTCGGACCATCGGAGCATCAACGGCGAGAGCCTTTCCGTTCGGTCCGTACTTCTTCTCGACGGCGTCGCAGAACTGGCACGCGCCGGGAGCCTTCAGGAACCGCTTCTCGCGAACGGCTCCGGACTCCTTCCACGCGTCGACCTGACCCTCGTGGTACGCGTTCGCCGACTCGGTCCTCGCGATCGTCTCCGCCCGCTTCGGCGAGAGGTCGTAGAGCGACCGAAGACGACCGACCTCGTCCTGAACGGAGAACGTGAGATCGAGACTACCGACGAACCGCTTCACCGTGTCCTCGATGACCGACTTCGCTATCAGACCGGCTCGCTTCTCGATCGCCTTCGCCAGAGCCTCGGAGATCGCCGGAGAGCCGACCTTCCCTGCTCCGGCTCCTCGGAGAAGTTCGTTCACGCGAGACATCCCGGCGGATCCTCCGCCCGCTGCCGCCTGCGAGATCGAGCCGACGAGGTCGTCGAGGATCTTCCCTTCGAGACCGGCGAGGGATTGCAGGATCTTCCGGATCTCGGCGTCTCGACCGCCTTCCGCCTTCGTAGGAGCGGAGGCGATCTTCCCGTGTTCGAGAGCAGCGACGAGCGTCTTC